GTGGATGGACTCAAGGGCTTCACGGACACTGAGATCACCATTCAAGCCAACACCTCAACCTCGCCCGTCGTCATCGGTCAGACTTATCTGGTGATGCCAGTGCAGATCCGGCAGTGATTATTGACACCACCCAGTTAGATGCCATGGCAAAATACGTTGCCGCATTGCGCGGCAACCTTGATGCCAACATCGGTAAGGCAATGACTGGGGCGGCATTTGATGCGCGGGATTACCTCAAGCAACAAACCCCTACCTACATAAGCAACCCTACGAAATGGACTCTTAACTCCACATTCGTATCCCGCGCAACACCAAGCAACCCAGCGGTCATGCTGGGTTTCAAGGACTATGCCTCAAAGGGCACGCCAGCAGCCAGATACCTGCAACCCATTGCAGCTGGTCAACCCAGATCACACAAGGGATTTGAACGTCAGCTGCAAGATACAGGTGTGTTAAGACCAGGTGAATACGCTGTTCCGACAAATGTTTATCCATTGCGCCTGAACGCTTACGGCAACTTGACCGGTCCCGCTTACGTGCGGGTTCTGTCGGGCCTGAAAGGATTCAGGGAAGGTGGTTACACAGCAAATACAAAAGGCGCAAGTTCATTCTTTGTTGGCGAGCCTGGCGGTTTGCCGCGTGGAATCTATGCGCGAGTTGGATCAAGGCCACGCAGCGGCGGTCAGCCTCGCGGATTTCACACAGTCTTTAACATCACTCGCCAACCAAAATACAAGCAATCATTTCCAGCGCGCCGGTTGATGATTGATAAATTCAACGAAAAGTTTCCAACTATTTTTGAGAAGCTGGTGTTTAAGTCGCGGTAAGATGGTGGCCTAGCGCGGGTGCAACCGCCTAGGCCGTGACCACCTGACAGCACAGGCGATGGACCTAACCTACAGCTTTGATCCCGAGAAGTGGTATCTCGGCACTCTGTGCAAGCGTGGCCATAGGTGGCCCGGCACTGACCTAAGCATTCGCCGCAACCACAAACGCGCCAATCAGTGCGCCGGCTGCTCATCCGGCAACGGATCTCGAAGCTGGCTGCAAAAGTTCATAGATCACGAAGCTAGCGGAGTGCCAGACGGCTTTCGTCTTGGCGCCATCTGTCAACACGGGCATTCGTGGAATAACACTCCATATGGCCTACGCAGGCATAAATATTGCGTTGAATGTGAAAAAATTCGCCCAAGAAATCCTGAATATCGCAAAGCTGCTAGTCGTCGTCACTACGAAGCAAATCGTGAGCGATTGCTTGAAGAGGCGCGTGCAAGGCGATTGGCTGATCCTGATGAATACAGAGCCAAAGCGGCTGCCTATGCGGCTAGTCGGCGCGCACTTCACGGCAGGGAGTCAAGGTCTAAGTATGGGTTGCCCCATCGATTCCTGGAAGACAATGGATTCTCCAATGGCGATGGGAAGGCAGTTGCAGAGCTGTTAGCCAATGGGGCAACCGTTCAGCAAATACAGGAAACGCTGCCATTGCAGCGATGGCTGCGCACTGCTACTCGACCTCCATCAGTTGCCAAGCTTGTATACCTTGAGCAGCGCAGGTATTGGAAAGAAGATCCAGTCGCTGAGCTTGTTCATAAGCGCAACTGGTCGGTTGAGATATGGCGATGGAGGTACATGTGCGATCTAGATTTTAGGTATCACGAGCGTCAGCGCAACTCTGAGAAGAAAGCTAGGAATAGACAGAATCACACCGTGCGCTTGCGTCAAGGCGCACTGCGCCAGCAGTTCGCAGCATTCGATGGCAACTGCTGTTACTGCGGCAGCGCTGATCGCATCGTCGTTGATCACTTCATTCCTCGATCCAAGGGCGGCCCGCATGTATTGACAAACCTTGTGCCGGCTTGTCATCGCTGCAATACAAGCAAGACCAATCATGATCCAACTGAATGGTATCAGTCTCAGTCATTCTATTCGCTAAAGCGTTGGCGGTTGATTCTTAAAGTTCTCGGGAAAAAAGATGCGACGCTAAATCAACTGACGCTGCTGTAATTGCGAGAGAAAAGTGAAGCAAACGGGTCCTCCGGCATTGCGTGCGTTCGGGTAAGTTCGGAGCCCTACGCACCCCTAGCGCCAGACGCTAAACCCCCTAAACCCTTGCGGCGCAATGGATCTCAGCACAGCTACGGCAGGCGGTTTAGCGAGGGTTTAGCATTGGTTTAGTGATTAAACTACCCGTGCTTGTCAGCTTTGCTGAGTTTGCGATCTTGAAGGGCTGCACGAAAGGTGCGGTTACCCACGCCAGCAAAAGCCGCATCGCTGCTGCCATCGTTGACAAGGACGGCCAGCGATGGCTCGACCGTGATCTGGCGCTGGAGCTGTGGAACAAGAACACCAGGGCCACAGCCAGTAGCAAGGTGTCACCACCGGCGGATCCAACACCGCGCGAGCTGAAGCGCCGAGTGGAGGCGCTGCCGGATGACGAGATACCGGATCTGAATGAAAGCCGCGCAAGGCGTGAGCATTACCAGGCCGAGCTGGCCAAGCTGCAGGTGAGCCAGCAGCGCCGCGAACTGATCAGCGCTGATGAGGTGAAGAAGGAAGCGTTTGCGCTGGGGCGCAGCATCCGCGAAGCACTGGCCAACTTGGCGGACCGACTGAGCCATCAACTGGCGGGCGAGACGGATCCGGTGGTGATCCATGAACTGCTTAGCCAAGAACACCGGGCGGCATTGTCGGAGCTAAGTGAATGAACGCATACCGCGGCGGCTTCCTCGATGGGCTGCGACCTGACGCGCAGCTGACGGTCAGCGAGTGGGCCGATCAGTACCGGATGCTCAGCAGCAAGGCCAGCGCAGAGCCGGGGCCATGGCGCACCAGCAGGACGCCATACCTGCGCGAGCCGATGGACTGCCTGAGCACTGGCAGCACCGTGCAGCGCGTGGTGATGATGTTCGCAGCGCAGACCGGCAAGACCGAAGCCGGCAGCAACTGGCTCGGCTATGTCATCCATCATGCGCCGGGCCCGCTGCTGGCGGTGCAGCCCACGGTTGAGATGGCCAAGCGCCTAAGCAAGCAGCGCCTCGAAAGCATGATCACCGATACGCCAGTGCTGGCGGAGCGGATCGCACCAAGCCGCAGCAGGGACAGTGGTAACACGATGTTCAGCAAGGAGTTTCCAGGAGGAATGCTGCTGCTCACCGGCAGTAACTCAGCAACCGGACTGCGATCGACGCCGTGCCGCTACATCTTCCTCGACGAGGTGGACGCTTTCCCGCTGGACGTGGACGGCGAAGGCGATCCGGTCAGCCTGGCGGAGAAACGAGCGACGACGTTTGCGCGGCGGAAGATCCTGCTGACCAGCACGCCGACCATCAAGGACTTCAGCCGTATCGAGGCGGAGTATGAACGCAGTGATCAGCGCCGTTACTTTGTGCCATGCCCAAGTTGCGGCGCGATGCAATGGTTGAAGTGGTCGCAGCTTAAGTGGGAGAAAGATGATCCGAGCAGCGCGGCGTACGAATGCGAGGCGTGCAAAGAGCGATTTGGAGAACTGCACAAGCCAGCCATGCTGCGCGGCGGCGAATGGCGTACCACTGCGCCTGGCGGTGGCGGCAAGACTGCCGGGTTCCAGCTCTCGGGCCTTTACAGCCCGCTTGGCTGGCTGAGCTGGGGCGACATGGTTGACGAGTTCATGCGCAGCAAGGCGGATGCGCCGATGCTGAAGAGCTTCGTTAATACGCGGCTGGCCGAGACATTCGCAGAGGACTACGCCAGCAAGGTGAGCGCCACTGGATTGATGGAGCGCTGCGAGCATTACAAACCCGGCACTGTGCCAGATGGTGCGTCGGCCATCACGGTCGGCGTTGACGTGCAGGACAACCGCCTGGCGATCAGCGTCTGGGCATGGGGCCGCGACGAAGAAGGCTGGCTGCTGGATCACCAGGAGATCCACGGCGACCCGAGCCGCACAGATCTATGGAAGCAGTTGGATCAGCTGGTCCTACGCGAGTGGCCGCACGCGCAGGGCCATGGCATCCGGCCGCATGTGGTGGCGATTGACAGCGGCGGTCACTTTACAGCTGAGGTTTACCAGTACGCACGCGAACGCGGCCGGCAGGGCGTCATTGCGATCAAGGGCGCCAGCCAGCGCGGCAAGCCACCGATCGGCAAGGGCAGCAAGGTGGATCTCAACGCCAAAGGCCAGACCATGAAGCGCGGCGCAGTGGTGCATCCGGTCGGCAGCGACACGATCAAGACCACGCTGTTCGGCCGGATCAGGCATAGCGATCCGGGGCCCGGCTACCTGCACTTCCACATGGATGCAACGGTTGACTACTTCGAGCAGCTGACCGCCGAGAAGCAGGTGATGCGATACAACCGCTCAGGGTTCCCGGTACGTGAATGGGTCAAGAAGCCATCAGCGCGGAATGAGGCGCTCGACTGCTTGGTCTATGCCTATGCGGCGCTGTGCCATCTGTATACGAAGTACGACCGGCGAACGATATGGGATCAACTCGACAAGCCAGCAGAAGCACGCGCTAAGCCATCGCTAAGATCAGCTAAGGCTGGTTCGGCCTTCCTTAGCAACTGGTAGCGGTGAACATCCCTGCAACAATTCGAGCCGGCGACACGGTGAAATGGCGGGATGATGCCAGCGTGGATGCGTTCGGCAATGCCGTCACTAGCGGCACTTGGACGCTGACGTATTACCTGCGCACCAACACCGCAAGCGAAGGCGCAACGATCACCGGCACCGCATATGGCCAAGGTTGGGAGCTGACCATTGCCGCGGCCACGAGTGCTGGCTTCGACGCAGGGCAGTGGTACTGGCAGGCGATTGCAACTGCCGGCAGCGAGAAGCTGACACTCGGTGCTGGCCAGCTTGAGGTGCTGGCGGCGTTGAACTATGCCGGCACGCCAGGCGCATTTGATGGCCGCAGCCAGGCGCAGCAGGATCTTGATGCGGTGCAAGCTGCAATCCGCGCGATGGTATCGGGCGGCGCCGTCGCTGAGTACACAATCGGCAGCAGGCGGCTTAAGAAACTGCCGCTCACGGAGCTGCTGCAGCTAGAGGCCAAGCTCAAGTCCGACGTGAAGCGTGATCAGGCGGCAGAGCTGGCGGCCAATGGCCTGGGCAATCCCCACAACCTATTCGTGAGGTTCAGCTGATGGCCAAGAAACGCAGGCAACAGTCGGCACCATCAGCACCGCGGCGGCGGATGTACCAAGGCGCGCAGTTCAGCAGGCTGACTGCGGACTGGGTGACAGGTAACACCAGCGCCGACAGCGAGATCTACGGCAGTGCGCAGAAGTTGCGCGATCGTGCGCGGCAGTTGTGCCGGGATAACGACTATGCGCGGCAGGCATTGCGCGCGATTGAAGGCAACGTGATCGGGCAGGGCATCCCGTTCCAATCGCAGGTGCGGATGCAGCGCGGCGGCAAGCTTGATACTCAGGTCAACGATGCGATCGAGTCGGCATGGCGGCAGTGGACAACTGCGCGGCATTGCCACACCGGCGGCAAGCTGAGCTTTGCCGACATTGAAAGGCTAGTGATCCGCGCCTGCGCCGAGAGCGGCGAGGTGTTTGTCCGACTTGTGCGGCAGAGCTTTGGTGGCAGCACCGTGCCGCTGGCGATGGAGGTGATCGAGGCGGATCAGCTGGATGATGGCCTGAATGGCCGCAGCCAGCAGGGCAATGAGATCCGCATGGGTGTGGAGGTGGACGGCTGGGGCAGGCCGATCGCGTACCACTTCCTGGCATATCACCCCGGCGACTATCAGTTCAGCAACCAGCAGATCAGCACGCAGCGGCACAAGCGCATCCCGGCTGAGGAGATCATTCACCTCTACCGCGCCGAAAGGCCCGGCCAGACGAGAGGTGTCACATGGTTTGCCAGCGCAATCCAGCGACTGCATCACCTGGCGGGTTATGAGCAGGCCGAGGTGGTGCGTGCTCGTGCCAGCAGCGCGCTGATGGGATTCATCACCAGCCCCGAGGGCGAGCTGATCGGTGATGACGTGATGGACGGCGAGCGCGTCTCGAACTTTGAGCCTGGGGTCTTCAAATACCTGAATCCCGGCGAGTCGGTGACGGTGCCGAGCCTAGACAGTCCCGATGGTCAGTTCGAGCCATTCCTGCGCGCGATGCTGCGCGCCATGGCTGCCGGCATCGGCTGCAGCTACGAGACGATCTCGCGTGATTTCAGCCAGACCAACTACAGCAGCAGTCGACTCAGCCTGATTGAAGACCGCGACCATTGGCGGATTCTGCAATCGTGGATGATCGAGAACTTTCATCGCCGCGTATTCCACGAATGGATTGAGCTGGCAGTGCTGAGCAATGCGCTATCGCTGCCCGGCTACGAGCTAGCGCCCGATCGCTTCAAGTCAGCACGCTGGATGCCGCGCGGCTGGGCATGGGTTGATCCTGCCAAGGAGGTGGCTGCATACAAAGAAGCTGTGCGGTGCGGCTTCAAGACACTGGGCGAGGTGGTCGCAGAGCAGGGCGGGGATCTTGAGGAGATCTTCGTGCAGCTTGAATCCGAGCGCTTGCTGGCAGAGAAGCATGGCCTTGTGCTTGACATTGATCCTGGCAAGGTGAGCAACGCTGGCCTTACGCAAGCGCGGCCACCGGGCTCAATCATTCCGCAAGACCCATACGCACCAGAAGCGAACGCAGCG